AAATATTACTTTTAGTGGGACTGTAACTGGTGACAATAATGGCATGACGAAATTATTAGATGTTTCTATTTCTAATGTAGCTGAATATGTAATTGATAGTACTTATATAAATTCAACTTATGACCATTATAGATTATATATCACGCTTAGGCCTGCAACTGACGGTGCAGAATGTATAAGTAGATTGTATGTTGACACTAGTGCTAGCGGTAGTGGGTCATTACCCGGTGGAAACATATATGGTTATGAAAATGCAGCTATGTCATCGAGCACTTATAACAATAATAATACATCATCTTATGGAGTCGTTGCCGTAACAACTATTGGAAACAACACAGGTGAAGGCATAGGAATGGCATTAGATTTACTTAATGTAAATGATACTACAATAAATGCTGGAATAGTAGGTAAAGCTTATACTTATGCTACTAATGGAGCGCATGGAGGATCAGATATGGCATGGGCTATGGCCGATCCAGGGACATACGGGAGCTATTATATAAGAGGATTTCAAATTTTATTTGGATCAGGAAATATTGCAAATGGTACAGTAAAATTATACGGAATAGGATAAGATATGGCACTAAGTAGAATAGGAAAAAGTATAGGATTTAAAATTACACTTAAGACTGTAACTGCAAACACGACTATCGAAGCTACAGAGAACGCCATGATAGCAGGACCGATTACAGTTGCGAGTGGAGTAACGCTGACAGTTAACAGTGGAGGAAGGTTAGTAGTCGTATGAGCACTTTAGCAATTGATAATATAGAATCCAAAACAGCAAACGGCGCGATAACTATTAATAATCCTTGTTTTCATGTAGGAAAAACTCAAGATCAATCAATAGCTGATGCTACGGTAGCTGTTGTAACTTTTGAGTCGACTACTGATGGCGGAGACAGCGGTCAAATTATTAATAAAGGTGGTTTATTTGCGAATAATAAATTTACAGTAACAGCCGCAACAACCGGTATATATTACTTTTATACTTCTTTATTTACACAATCTTCTGCCGTCACTTCAGATTCATATGTTTATTTTAGAAAAAATGGTACTACTCAGATGCAAACTGCTCTTCCTAATTTTTCTTTTGGAACTTATGCTTACAACTTTCAAATTTATGGAATTATTAATTTAAGTGCTGCAGGAGATTATATTGAAGTAGTAATAGACTGTGACCAAGGAAGCGGTGCTGCGCTTAACGTTAATTATAATACAGGGTATCAACGAACAGAATTCGGAGGTTACAAGGTAAGATAATGCCGAGTCAAATAAAAGTAGATGAAATTAAAAACGTTGCAGGTCAGTATGAGATCAAGACGAATACTTTCAAAGGACAGACGACTGGAGGATCTATAGCCGTACAAGGTGAAGGTACTAGTACGACTAACCTACAGCAAGGTCTTTCTAAAGCGTGGTATCAATTAGATGGCACAGGAACTATCGGAATGAATGATTCTTTTAATATGACAACTACTACGGATCATGGAACAGGCGAATACACTACTACATTTACAAATGCTATGTCTAATGATGATTATGCTTTTTTATTTGGTAGTGCTAGTCAAGCTAATATTGGTTCTAATGGAGCTACTACTACTACTTTAAGGTTAAGATGTCGTGATGGAAGTAATAGTGCCTTAGATTTAGACCCTATAACCTGTGGAGTAAATGGAGATCTAGCATGAGTACGATAGTAGGAACAAATATTGAAGTTACAAATATAAAGTATGACTCTGATACGACCTCTATGATTATATCGAGTGCTGGTCAGGTTTCTGTAAAAAGTGAAGGACAAGCTAACACAACGAATCTCCAGCAAGGTTTAACAAAGGCATGGTTTACAAGCAATAGCTCAATGGCTCTCACAGATTCATTTAATCTTGCATCTGTTACAGATGTCTCTGCTGGACAACTAGGAGTAACTTTTTCAACGGCTTTTGGCAATACAACGTATTCTTCAACTGGAAGTTGTAGTACAAATTCAAATATTAATGTTGTAACAAATTGGAATGAAACACTTACTACAACTTTAACTAGATTCGGAATGTTGCAAGTAAACGGCCAAGCATATACAGATGGTGGGTTAAGCGGCCATATTTGTGGAGATTTAGCATGAGTACATTAGTTATAGATACAATACAAGGTAAGACAACTGCAGGTTCCGTTAACGTACGTGGTGAAGGATCAAATAATACAAACTTACAACAAGGGTTAGCTAAACAATTTTGTCATTTGAATATGTCTACTGCAAGTGTAGATGACAGTTTTAATAATAGTTCAATAACGGATTCAAATACTGGGAATTTTAGATACGCATATACTAATAATATGGCAAACTTAGGATATACTATTGCACTTCAAACATTATATGTACAAGCATGGGGTAATGTTTGTAATATACCAACTGACAGCGGTAATACTACTACAACAACATCGGGTGGTGGTATATACTCTGTAAACTTACACACTAACGGAAATGCGACAGATACAACTGAAGGACATGTCAGTGTGACAGGAGATTTAGCATGACAATTGAAACACCTGAATTTCAGGGAACACATTTATGGGAGCGATTACACTGGGCAAAAGAAAAACTTGAGCCTATACAATCTGATTACAGAGTTGTTTGGGAAGATCCAAACGAACCTGATGAACCAGCAAAAGTTACGATACCAGATCCAAACTGGCTGGCGTGCGCAATGCAAGGTGGAATACTACCGCCAGTTCAATCTTATTGGGAACTTAAAAAAGATGAAGCGCAACCGGATTTTAAGAAACATACGAGAGGTTATCTACTACATAATACACAACCAGTTGATAAGATGACCGAAGAAGAAGCAATAGAATATTTGATCATGAAAGACATACCAGAACACGTATGGAAAGACTACGATAGATCTAATCGTAAGAGATTAGTGATTTGTAAAAAACAAAATCTTCCAGGGCATAGAACGTGGCGTAATGCTTGGAAGATTAATCAAGAAGAAGTAGCATAAGGAGAGAAAGATGACTACAATGATTCAAGACAAAGACGGTGTAATTGCTGCAGCGCCGTCATCAGTACCAGACAGGCATTTTCGAAATGCGTGGATGTTTGATAGTGCTCAGACAGCCATCACAGAAGATCTTACTGCAGCCAAAGTAATATTTAAAGATAAGATAAGAGAAGTAAGAGGGCCTTTACTAGAAGCTGAAGACATAGTGTATATGAAAGCTTTAGAAGTAAGCGATTCAGATGCAAAAGTAGCAAGCGTCGCTAAAAAGAAAAAACTTAGAGATGCGCCAGCCGCAAGTGCAATTACAAGTGCAGATACTATCGATAAATTAAAAGCTGCATGGGACTCAGACGTTTTAGGTACAAGTCCTTATAAATAGAATAAAAGGATTTTAAAATGGCAACTCCTACATCTAGAGCTACTCTTATAGAATACTGCAAAAGACGTCTTGGTGACCCAGTGATCGAGATAAATGTCGATGACGATCAGGTAGAAGATCGCGTCGACGAAGCGCTACAGTATTATCAAGAATACCACTCAGATGCTACTGTAAGAACATACTTAAAACATCAGGTAACTGCCACGGATGTATCTAACGAGTACATCACGTTATCTAACAATATTTTATTTGTTTCAAAAATGTTTCCGCTAGAGAGCTCTTTTAATCAGTCACGTAACTTTTTTGATATTAAATATCAGATGATGCTTAACGACATAGCTGATCTGATGAACTTCGCTGGAGACCTCGCGTATTACGAGCAAATGCAGCAATATTTATCTCTATTAGACATGAAGCTCAATGGTGTTCCACAAGTGCTGTTTTCTAGAAGACAAAACAGGTTGTATATATTTGGAGACTTTGCTGATGGAGATATAAAAGAAGGAGACTACATAGTAGCAGAAGTTTACACTATAGTAGATCCAAGTGCACATACCTCTGTGTTTAACGACATGTTTGTAAAAGAGTATACAACTGCTTTAATAAAACAACAGTGGGGAAATAATTTAATTAAATTCGATGGTATGCAATTGCCAGGAGGAGTCGTTTTAAACGGAAGACAAATATACGATGATGCAACTGGAGAGATCGCAACTCTTAGAGAAAACTTGAGATTAGAGCAAGAACTTCCACCAGACTTTTTTGTAGGATGATATGGCAACTAACTTATATTTCAGTCAAAAAGTAAGATCAGAACAGCACCTGTACGAAGACATTGTGATAGAGTCTTTAAAGATGTACGGCCAAGATGTGTTTTACTTGCCAAGAGACATAGTTAATGAAGACAAAATTCTTGGTGACGATCCAGAATCAAGCTTTAATTCGTCACACGTTATTGAAATGTATATTGAGAACGCTGAAGGATTTGAAGGTGAAGGAGACTTATTTACTCGTTTTGGAGTAGAAATAAGAGATGAGGCTACGTTTGTAGTTGCAAGAAAGCGATGGGAACAAACTGTACAAAGATATGATAATGAAATAACGAGTGTAAGACCATCTGAAGGCGACTTGATATACTTACCATTGTCTAAATCTTTATTTCAAATATCTCATGTAGAACATGAGCAACCTTTTTATCAATTAAGCAATTTACCAGTTTACAAGATGAGATGCCAGTTATTCGAGTATACTGGAGAAGACTTAGATACTGGTATCGATACTATAGATGATATTGAAAAGAAATACGCTTACAAGTACGTACTTTCTCTTTCAAATGTAAGAGACAGTGCTCAAGCGTCTGGAACGTTAAATTCTGGACAGTTAGCTAGTATCGCTATTACTGACAGTGGTAATAATTACTTTACTGCTCCTACGGTCTCAATTATTGACGCATCTGGTGTTGGTGCTGCGGTGACTGCAACTGTTGATAGTAATAATGGTAAAGTTAATGGATTAACCATAACTAATGCAGGTACTGGATATGCTAACCCGTCATTTAAGTTTACTGAACCAGCACCTAACGTGTTTAAGGTTGGTGAGACTATCACAAGTCCAAGTGGTGATACTCTAATGAGAGCTGAAGTCGCCAAATACTCAGATTCAGACGATAAGATTCATCTTATACACGCTGGTGCAGATGACGGCAAGTACCACACGTTTGCTACTGGAAAGAAAGTTGTCGGGCTTACTTCTGGAGCAGGTGGCGTGATATCACTCGTAGTAGAGGATAATCAACTATCTGAAAATGAACAGAATGCAGATTTTTCAACTGGTGCAGACTTTATTGACTTTAGCGAGTCTAACCCATTTGGCGATGTGAGTAATAACTAATGTTTGGCAGTCACTTCTATCATGCAAAAACTAAAAAAGCAGTCGCGTTGTTTGGCAGGTTGTTTAATAATATATACGTGATACGTAAGAATTCTAGCGGAGCAGTAATAAGTCAAGTAAAAGTACCGTTATCGTATGCTCCTAAAAATAAGTTTTTAGAAAGAGTCAGAGAAAATCCAAGTTTAACAGACGATACTCAAGTTGCTATTAAGCTACCAAGAATGTCGTTTGAAATTTCTTCAATATCGTATGATGCTCAAAGGCAACTAGCGAAAGTCGGTAATTTTACTTCAACTTCTTCTGATGGAAGTACTAGCAAGAGGCAGAAATTTTTTAATCCAGTTCCTTATTCTATAAATTTTCAGTTAAACGCGTACGCTAAGTCTCAAGATGACGCGCTACAAATAGTTGAACAAATACTTCCTACGTTTAACCCGCAATACGCTTTAACAATAAAACCATTTTCGACAGAGTTTCCTACATTCAAAGAAGATATACAAGTCATAATACAAAGTGTGTCTTTCTCTGATGACTTTGAAGGAGCAATGGAGCAACGAAGAACTATAATATACAGTTTGGACTTTGAGATGAAGTTAAGTTATCATGGTCCAATAGCAGATCAAAGTATTATCAGAACAAGTACAGCGAAATTTTTTGATATTAAAGCTGGACTTAAAGATTCTGATATTGGTCTGGAAACTATTCAAGTCACGCCTAATCCAACTTCGGTAATTGGATTAGAGGACAGCGACTTCGGATTTACAACAACAATTTTAGATAGTGCGAGTTAAAAAAATGCATGAGTACAAATGTAAATTAGTAAAAATTATAGACGGAGACACTATAGACGTAGATATAGATTTAGGTTTTGACGTGTGGTTAAAAAAACAAAGGATTAGATTGTACGGCATTGACACACCAGAATCTAGAACAAGTGACGACATTGAAAAAATATACGGAACTGCAGCTAAAAACTTTTTAATAAAATGGACAGGTGCTGGCGATTTAACTCTTAAAACATATAAAGACGACGCAAGAGGAAAATTTGGAAGAATACTTGGAGAGATTTGGACTCTTGATACGAATATAAATGAAAAAATGATTGAGAAACACCATGCAGTAAAATATCACGGGCAGTCTAAAGATGATATTGAAGCTGAACACATAAAAAATCGTGAGTTAGTTATACTAAATGAATGAAGATATGAAAAAGTTTCTTCCACCAGAAGAAAAAAATGTAGATAATGATTACAAGTATTCTCGAGATACTTACTACGAGCTTGTAGAAAAAGGTAAAGAGAGTCTTGAGCTTATGATTGAAGTGGCTAGGGAAAGCGAACACCCTAGAGCTTTTGAAGTATTATCAGGAATGATTAAAAATATTTCTGATGTTAATGACAGATTAATGGATCTAAATAAAAAGAAAAAAGACTTAGATAAAAAAGAAGAGATACAAAAGATTGCTAATACTACTAACAATCTTTTTGTCGGGTCCACGGCTGAACTTCAAAAGATATTAAAGAATGAATCGGAAATGGTAGATGTCACGCCAAAACCTGAACCAAAATTATCTAGGTAATCCAAATATAAAAAAAGACGGTGTGTCTCAAAACTGGACCGAAGAAGAAGTGCGTGAATATGCTTTGTGTATGAAAGATCCAGTATACTTTATAGAAAAATACGCAAAGATAATTTCTCTCGATAAAGGTTTAGTTCCTTTTGAATTATATCTTTATCAAAAAGAAATGTTTAAACAATTTGAAAAGAACAGATTTAACGTTGTACTCGCATGCAGACAATCAGGTAAATCTATATCAGCATGCGGTTATTTACTTTGGTTCGCATTATTTCAGCCAGAAAAAGCAATAGCAGTACTTGCTAATAAAGGTGCGACTGCAAGAGAGATGCTAGCAAGAATAACTATCATGTTAGAAAATATACCATTTTTTTTACAACCCGGAGTTAAGGCACTAAATAAATCTAATATTGATTTTAGCAACAATAGTAGAATTATAGCAGCAGCTACTACTGGACAATCAATAAGAGGATTATCAATTAACCTCTTGTACTTAGATGAGTTTGCTTTTGTTGAAAGAGCTGCAGAATTTTACACGTCAACGTATCCTGTGATTTCATCAGGTACTGACACTAAGATTATAGTAACGTCAACAGCGAACGGTATTGGTAATACTTTTCACAAGATATGGGAAGGTTCAATACAAGGAGTAAACGAGTACAGTAATTTTAGAGTTGATTGGCACGATGTTCCTGGGAGAGACGAAAAGTGGAAAGAAGAAACTATAAACAATACTTCTCAGATACAGTTTGATCAAGAGTTTGGTAATACATTTTTTGGAACTGGTAATACTTTAATAAATGCTCAGACTCTTTTAAATCTAAGAGCATCTCAACCAGTTAAAATTATGGAAAATGGAGACATGCTTATTTACAAAGAAACTGTTCAAAAACACGATTACATCTTAGTTGCTGATGTAAGTAAAGGAAGAGGACAGGACTATTCTACATTTTCCTTAATCGATATTAGCACAAGACCTTTTGAACAGGTAGCTGTTTATCGCAACAACACTATTTCTCCATTGCTCTTCCCTAATATTATTTATAAATACGCAAATGTCTACAATAAAGCTTATTGCATTGTTGAGGCAAATGACCAAGGTTCTGTAGTTTGTAATGGATTATATTATGATTTAGAATACGAAAACGTGCACGTCGAATCCGCGATAAAAGCAAACGCTATAGGAATAGAAATAAATAGAAAGTCAAAGAGGCTTGGTTGTTCTGCTTTAAAAGACTTAATGGAAAATGATAAGATAAAAATTGTAGATGAATACACAATCTTAGAAATATCTACATTTGAAGCTAAGGGCCAGACTTTTGAGGCGTCTACTGGAAATCATGATGATTTAGTCATGAACTTAGTACTGTTTGGCTATTTTGTTTCATCAGCTTATTTTGCTAACTTAACTGATATTAACATTAAAGACATGATATTTAATCAAAAACTAAAAGCCATAGAAGAAGACATCGTACCGTTTGGGTTTATAGACGATGGTACTGAACACATTAAGAAAATAGAGATAGAAGACAACCCTCGTCAGCAATGGCAGATAGAATACGATAGAGAGTTGTAAACATATAAATAATGGTAACAATTGAATAATCGTATAATGTTAACCGTATAAATAATCAACTGAAAAGGAAAAGAAGATGGCACTCTCTACACCCTCAGAATCACCCGCGGTTGTCGTAAAAGAAATAGACTTGACTGGTGGCGTGCCAAACGTCCAGTCGACCACAGGTGCATATGTAATAAATTCAAGGTGGGGAACGGTAGACGAGCGAGTTTTAGTGGCAAATGAAGAAGAACTTGTCAATAAATTCGCAGCGCCTAACACCAGTACCACCAATTCGTTCCATGAAGCAAATATGTTTTTAAAATACTCTAGCAAACTTCAAGTTGTTAGAGCTATAGATGGAACTGCTAAAAATGCTACTTCAACTACAAGGCAAACTGGTTTGATAACTCCAGCTTCTCTTCAAGAAGTAGTAAAGAACCAAACTAGTTTTAATTCACAGTTATCAGCTTTAGATTCAGACAAGCATACTTTTGTCGCGAAATACCCTGGAATTTTAGGCAATAGCTTACAGGTTCAGATGTGTCCAGTGTCAACTGGAGACTCTGCATTTTTAGACAACGGAACTTTTGTAAACGAGTTTGATGCTCCTCCAGGGACTTCAAACTTTGCTACTAAGAAAACCGCTACTAATGACGAAGTTCACGTACTGATTACAGACAAGAACGGAGAGTTCACAGGAACTAAAGGTTCTGTTTTAGAAAGATACGCGTTCTTATCAGTAGGAACTAACGCTAAAGATGACGCTGGAGCTAATATCTACGTAAAAGATGTTATCAATGAAACATCACAATACGTCTGGATGGTTGGGTTTGACTCAAACATGGCCCATGCTACAGGCGGTAAGGCTGGAGCTGGAACCACTATTGATAGTGGAGACAACTTCCAAAGAGTAACTGGAAGCGCTGCAGTACTAAAGACAGAAATAGACTTTAACTTTGACTCTGGAGTCGATGCCGGTACTTTAAGTACTGGAAATTTACTAGGTACTACAAACGTATCTGGTTACGGTCTATTCGAAGATAAAGATCAAGTTGAAATAGACTTTATTATCGCGCCAGGCATGACTACTACTAGTGATACTACTACAGTAGTTAACTCTCTTGTAGCAACAGCGCAAAGTACTAGAAAAGACTGCGTAGTGGTTACTTCACCTGCAAGAGATGATGTTGTTAACCAGACTAACTCTTCATCAATAGTTACAAATATAGTAGCTACTGCTGATACACTAACTAAGTCTTCGTACTTAGTAATGGACGGTAACTTCTTAAAAATCTATGATAAGTTTAACGATCAACTCATAGAAATACCAGCAGCTTCTTCAACAGCTGGAATTATGGCAGCAACTGACTTAAACAGAGCAGCATGGTTCTCACCAGCTGGCTCTAGAAGAGGACAGTACTTAGGAATTACTTCTATTCCATTCTCAGCGACAAAGGGACAAAGAGATACCTTGTACAAAGCACAAGTAAATCCAATCGCTAATATCCCAGGCGCTGGTGTAATACTATTCGGTGATAAGACAAAACTCGCAAGACCTTCTGCATTCGATAGAATCAACGTAAGAAGATTATTTTTGATACTTGAAAGAGCTATTGCAAGAGCGGCCGAGCAAGTACTCTTTGAGTTCAACGATGAATTTACAAGAGCAGAGTTTGTTAATATTGTAGAACCAGTGTTAAGAGAAGTAAAAGGTAGACGCGGTATTACAGATTTCAAAGTAGTTGCAGATGCTACAAACAATACACCTGCAGTTATAGATAGAAATGAATTTATCGCAAGTATCTTCATCAAGCCTGCACGTTCTATTAACTTTATCACACTTAATTTTGTGGCGGTAAGAACCGGTGTCGACTTTAAAGAAGTCGTCGGTACAGTTTAAGGAGGTAAAAAATGGCAGTATTAGGCGTAGATGATTTTAAATCAAAGCTAAGAGGCGGCGGGGCTAGACCTAACCTCTTCAAGGCTACAATAAACTTTCCCGGTTATGCTAATGGAGACGCAGAACTGACATCTTTCCTTTGCGAAACAGCTCAGTTACCAGGGTCAACATTAGGTCAGATTATCGTACCTTTCAGAGGTAGACAATTAAAGATGGCCGGAGACAGAACGTTTGACGTATGGACAGTTACAATTATTAACGATACAGATTTTGCTATCAGAAATCCAATGGAAAGATGGATGAACGGTATGAACGCACATAGCGCGAATACTGGTCTTTCAACTCCTATTGCGTATGAAGCAGATCTTTTCGTTGAGCAACTCGATAGGTCAGGAGACGTCTTAAAGAAGTATACGTTTAGAGGTTCATATCCACAAGATATGTCA